TGGAAGCAAAATTATTGTTACACAAGACGGCAAAACTACTGAATTTGCTAGAAGTGGCGAACCAGAGGTACACATGGACCATCAACACATAACGCTTGAGTTATTTAAGGAGTACGCATAATGGCTAGATGGGGAAAAGTTGACTATCGGCAATTAAAACAATTGCAGGAGCGTATGCAAAAACTTGAAAAGATAGAGTTAGAAAAGTTTTGTGAGGCCATGGCAAAGGAAATCGCTACGAGATTACTGGCGAAAGCCATTAAACGTACACCTGTCGGTCAATATGAAGATGGGCGCGTTGGTGGTACATTAAGACGGGGTTGGACTGTAGGGAGTATTACTAAAAAAGGTAATACGTATGAAATAGAGGTTTTTAACCCAGTTGAGTACGCAATGTATGTTGAGTTTGGCCATAGAACAAGGAACTTGCAAGGATGGGTTCCTGGTCGTTTCATGATGACGATATCAGCAGATGAATTACAAAAAGATGCACCAAAAATTATTGAAAAAAAGTTAATCAAACTATTGGGAGATGCGATGAATGGAAATTAACGATATCATAACAGCCATCTCTATTAAACTAAATCAAGTCTTTGGAGACGAATATCGAATATATGCTGACAACATACCGCAGGGCTTTAAAGAACCTGCTTTTTTAATTCTCTTTCTGAACTTAGAGAATATCCGACAAATCAGTGGGCGATGGCGTGTAAATACGCTATTTAACATTCAGTATTTCCCTCGGAACGGGCGAACTGAAGCTTCAAATATGGCGTTGAAGATACAACAAGCGTTAAAAGAAATAACGTTGTTAAATGGTACTGTAATGCTTGGTACAAATGGAAATGCTGAAATTGTAGATGGTATCGCGCACAATTTTATTAATTTCAATTTCTTCTTACAAGAGGTTGAAGCAAAAATCTTTATGGAATCGCTAGAACAACACTCTCAATTGAAAGGGTGATTATATGGAAGAAAAAAAGACTTCTAAGGAAGCGAAAACAGCTAAGGAAGTAAAAGAAGTGAAGTTTTCTAAAGAACAGATTATTAAGAGTGATAAATACGTTCATAGACGTGATGCTCTTAATGTCATTTTGAAAGATTCGGAGAAATATTCGCTCGAAGAAGTAGATGTAAAATTAAAAGAATTTTATGAAGGAGGTCAAAAATAATGGCACTTGGTGGAGGGTTTTTCATAACTCAAAACAAGGTTCTTCCCGGTACTTATCACAATTTTATTTCTGCGAAACGCGCTTTCGTAAATTTGTCTGAACGTGGTTATGTAGCTTTGCCAATCGAATTTGATTGGGGTTTAGATGGACAAGTATTAACTTTGACCGCCGAAGATTTTCAAAATAAGTCATTGCAATTACTTGGATATGAAAACGACCATGAAAAATTAAAACCATTCAGAGAAGTTTTTCGAAATGCTCACACAATTTATGTGTATTTCCTTAAAGGTTCCACCGCAAAATCTGCTGAAAATGAATTTGCAACAGCGAAATACAAAGGTGTCCGTGGCAACGATTTAAAAATCGTAATTGCTGCCAATGTTGACGAACCCACAAAATTTGATGTTCAAACGTATCTTGGTACAACTTTAGTTGATGAACAAAAAGCAGTTTCTGAAGCGAAAGATCTTGTACCAAACGATTTTGTCACATTCAAATCCGATACAACACTATCTTTAACAGCAGGAACGCCATTAACTGGCGGAGACAACGGAACAGTAACACCAGTTGAACATCAGAAAGCGATGGACGAGTTTGAATCTTATGGTTTTAATGTATTAGCTTGCGATTCTATCGATAGCGGAATCAAAGCGTTATATGAAGCGTATACAAAACGCTTGCGCGATGAAGTTGGGGCAAAGTTCCAACTTACAGTTCATGATTATAAATCGGACCATGAAGGTATTATCACTATTCATAATAAAACCGCAGAAGGTGAATCAAATCTTGTTTACTGGGTGGCAGGAGCTACTGCTGGGTGCCCTATAAATGAATCGAATACCAACAAAATCTACAACGGTGAGTATACGGTAGATTTTGAAGGTGCTAAAACACAGACAGAACTTGAAAATTTAATTAAAGCAGGTAAATTTGTTTTTCATCGGGTCGGTTCAGATATTCGGGTGTTAGAAGATATCAATTCATTGGTAACGTTTACAGAATCAAAAAGCCAGGATTTCTCTAGCAACCAAGTGATTCGAGTATTAGACCAAATTGCAATCGATACAGCAAATATCTTTAATAATCGTTATCTTGGTAAAGTGCCGAATGATAAAGCGGGGAGAATATCACTTTGGAATGACATCGTAAGACACCGTCAGGAATTACAAGGAGTGCGTGCAATTGAAGAGTACGATAAAGAAGCATTAGTCATTGAACAAGGAAATAATAAAAAATCTGTTGTGATGAATGAAGTCATTACGCCAATTCAGGCTATGACGCAACTTTACATTACAACAACAGTAGCGTAAGGGGGTAATTGATTATGGCAGAAACAATGCATGCGAGAGATGCGATACACGGAGCTCAAGGCGAGGCTTTTGTAACAATCGAAGGTACTCGCTATAATTTTGCTCAATTAATAAACCTTGAAGCACGAATGGAGAAATCGAAAACGCAAGTTCCTATTCTCGGCAAAACAGGTAAAGGTAATAAATCGACGGGATGGGAAGGTACTGGGAGCGCTACATTCCATTTCAACACATCTATTTTCCGTCAACTTCTCTACCGCTATAAAGAAACTGGAGAAGATATTTATTTCGATGTGCAAGTTACTAACGAAGATCCTAGTTCGAACGTTGGTAGTCAAACAATCATTTTAAAAGATTGTAACCTTGATGGAGGAATCATTGCATTAATTGATGCGGATGCGGAATATCTTGAAGATTCGTTTGATTTCACGTTTGAGGATTGGGAGTTAGTAACACCGTTTAATATTTTAAATGTAATGCAATAAAAATAAAGTCCACTTCGGTGGGCTTTTTTATATTAAAAATTTAGGAGGATGACATTAATGAGTAACTTACAAGCTTTCTTCGCGCAAAACGTTGAAAAAGTCGATATCGTCGAACGAGTAGTATCGAAACGATTTAAAGATGAAAACGGGAATCCGATTCCTTGGAAATTCGTGGCAATTACCGCTGATGTAGATACAGCTATTCGTCGTGAGTGCACGAAACGAGTGCCTGTTCCAGGAAGAAAAGGTGTGACAATGCCGGAAATCGACTTCGAGCTCTATTCATTAAAAACTACAGTAGCAACAATTAAATTCCCAGACTTGCACAATGCAGAGTTGCAAGATAGCTACGGCGTAAAAGGAGCAGAAGCGCTGCTTCAAAAAATGTTATTGCCTGCGGAGTTAACAGAAGTCAAAAAAATCGCTCAAGAGGTCAATGGCTTTGACGTTGACATGAACGAGTTAGTCGAAGAAGCAAAAAACTAATTTTAGACGGCGATAGCGATGCGAATATAGCGCACTACGCACTGCATAAGCTAAAGCTATTGCCGTCGCAGTATTTGGCTTTGGATAGATATGAGAAAGCCTTCATTATCGCTTCCATTCAAGTGAAAATTGAAGCGGATAAGAAAGCGCAACAAGAGGTTAAAAAAGCTAGTAAAGGAAAACCGAGAAAAAGAAGGTAGTATTTTACGCTCCTTTTTTGTATATTATTGGTATAAAGGAGTGTTAGCGATGAAAAAAGGATGTATGGTGGGTTGTCTAAGTATAATTGGAATTTTTGTTTTATTAATAATTATTGGAGCAATAGTAGGAAACAATGAAAACTCACCAAAAAACATTGATAAATCAGTTGAATTGGTCATTGACGTAAATCAATTTAGCAGAATTAGCAGTTCGGAGCTTGTTGAGATAATGGGTGAACCAGAAAAAATAGAAGATTATGAATGGAGAGTACCGAGTACTAATGAAAGTATTGTTGGAAAAATGTATATTTACGATAAAAATAAGTATGAATTCATCTTATTTGATGATATGGTAGCTAGATTAAATATTTACTCAGGATCATACATGGGTTACGATAACTCAAAAATGACTTTCAAAAATGAAAAAGATATTTTTGCTATGTTTGCAATTGAACCAAATGAACGGCTAAAGAAAATCGCAGATACAAATTATGCGCTAAGATATAGTCCTGTATCCGACAAAGTTGCTGATGTTTGGATACAAGAGATAAATGGTAATGAATTTGGCATTGCAAAAATCACTTACAATTTAAATTATTACGAATAGCACTCGTTTGAGTGCTTTTTATTTTCCCGTAAAAAAGGCGGTGAGAATATGGCTACAATTAGAACCGCAATACAAATTAACGATATGATGTCGCAACAGTTTAGAGCAATGAACATGGCGATGGCGGCAGTAGTTGACAGCTTCCAAGAGTTACAGTATTTATCCGGAAAAGCTGTTGATGTGTCTGCGTTAGAAGCGGCGCAAAGAGAATTACAACAGGTTGAAGCTAATTTTAATCAGATTGAAAATGAAATTAAACAAGCTGAAAACGCTCAAAATGAATTTAATAAAAGCGTACAGAATAGTGATAACTATGCAAAAAAACTATTAGGTACTATAGGAAGTATCGTCGGAACTTATTTGACTTTAAATGCAATCGGAGATGCAATAAGCATATCAGATGAAATGGCAAACACAACAGCTCGTCTAGAATTAATGAATGACGGGTTACAAACAACAGCCGAACTGCAAAATATGATTTACCATAGCGCGCAACGTTCATATTCTTCTTATTCAGATATGGTTGATATCGTAGGTAAACTTGGAAATAATGCACGCGACGCTTTCGAAAGTACTGCAGAAGTAGTCGCTTTTGCAGAATTGCTACAAAAACAATTTAGTATTGCTGGTACCGAAGCGACAGAGGCTGCAAATGCTAGTTTACAATTAACTCAAGCGCTAGGTTCAGGTGTTCTGCGTGGTGACGAGTTAAACTCAATCTTCGAGCAAGCGCCTACCATCATTCAAACGATTGCTGATTATCTTGATGTGCCGATTGGTAAAATACGCGAGATGGCAGCAGACGGTGAAATCACTGCAGAAATCGTAAAATCGGCAATGTTCGCAGCAGCTGATGATATTAATGAAAAATTTGAAAGCATGCCTTTAACGTTCGGCCAAATTTGGACAAGTTTCAAGAATGAAGCGTTATGGGCGTTTCAAGATGTTTTAGCATACATGAATGAAATAGCAAACAGTGAAAAATTTCAAGAATTCGTTAATCGTGCTAGTCAATCATTATACGTGGTAGCGCAATTGACTTTAACATTTTTACATGGCTTAGCATCTCTTGGTGCGTTTGTATACGACAATTGGGCCATAATAGAACCTGTTTTAACTATAGTAGGTTCAGCTTTATTAGCGTTAGCTGCATATTTTACTATTGCAAAAATTGCTGCAATGGAATTTACATTTGCTAAATGGAATTTAAACGCGGCTATGGCAGCCAACCCGATTGGAGTTATTATAGGGGCTTTAATAATACTAATAGGTTTATATTTTGCGGCGGTAGAAGTAGTGAATTATTTTACAGGCGCGAATATTAGCGCTGTCGGATTAATAACAGGAGCATTCGCATTTATGTACTCAGTGTTCTATAACGTTATCGCATTTATGTTGAATTTGATTCTAACGTTTGCTGAATTCTGGATTAACGTATGGCGCAATCCGGTTTACACGATTAAACGATTCTTTGCGAATTTAGCAAATAGCGCAATCGATATGGCTACATCGATGATTGGTTCGTTCGATTCTGCAGCTACTAATTTAGCAAACATGTTTATTGATGCTGCCAATACAGCGATTCAAGCAATCAATTGGCTCATTGATGCAATCAATAAAATACCTGGTGTAGATATAGGTAAAATAGGTGAATTTAGTCACCGTTCATCTATAGTAGGTGACTATAGCAACTTAAAAAGCAAAATTAATGATTGGGTAGGAGACATGCCTGAAAGTTATATCGAGCTTCCTAGACTTGAGTATATGTCTCCGTTGGATAATGCGGTGGGTGCATATAACTGGGGAGCTAACTTATTCAATTTTGATGGATTCGGACAACAAAATCAAAACGAACAACAATTCCAAGATGATTCGTGGAAAAAGGAATTGCAAGATATTATGAATAATGTGACTGATTCAATTGGCACTGGAAATGATATAGCAAGTGATACAGCCAATAACACAGGAAAAATGGCTGACAGTGTAGATATGCTTGATGAAGATCTGAAATATTTACGAGATGTAGCAAATTCAGAAGCTATTAATCGATACACGACTGGAAACATCACCGTAGATATGCGAGGAATGCAGAATAATATTAGTAGCGATATGGACATTGACGGCATTATCGAAAAGATTGTTGATGGAGTCGAAGAATCTATCGATTCATTGCCGGAGGGGGTGTAGCAGGTAATGTATAACTTTTTCTTAGATGATGTGCAATTTCCTGTTGCGCCAAAATCTTTAACCTTAAAAATTAATAACAAAAACGAAACGGTGACATTAATTGATGACGGCGAAGTCAATATATTAAAGAAACCTGGACTGACGGATATCGAATTCGAATTATTATTACCGAATTCTCGATATCCGTTTGCTGTTTATCCGAATGGTTATCAACCCGCATCGTACTACTTAAACAAACTTGAACAGTTAAAAGTAAATCAGAAACCATTCACTTTTATCGTCAATCGTATGAAACCGAACGGTCGGTTATTATTTGATACAAATATGCTTGTATCTTTAGAAGATTACGAGATTCAAGAAGATGCCGACAACGGTTTTGATATTATCGTACCAATTAGACTTAAACAATACAGGCCTTGGGGAACGAAAGTTTTAAAAGTACAAAGTGCACCGCAAACGCAAGTTAAGTCTGTAAAAGTTGAAAAACAGCGTGATACAAGTACCAAAACAACACCAAAAACATACACCGTAAAAAAAGGCGACACGCTTTGGGCAATAGCAAAAAAAGAGCTTGGAGACGGCTCTAAATATGGAGAAATCGCAAAACTAAACAACTTACCGAATCCTAACCTCATTCGAGTTGGGCAGGTGTTAAAACTTGGCTAATGTTGAACTTATCATTCAGAATGGAAGCAAAATTCAACAATGTGTCGTTGAGGAAGGTGTTGTTTGGGAAACACAACGTCGTAAAGCACCGGGGAAATTAATATTTACAGTCTTGAAAGATGAGGCGTTAGGATTTCAAGAAGGTAATCCAGTGCTTTTCAAATATAACGGAAACAAAATATTTTACGGTTTTGTGTTTACAAAAGAACGTCAAAACAACGACAAAATTAAAGTGACTGCTTATGACCAGTTGCGGTACTTAAAAAACAAAGACACATACGTATTTACAAACAAATCGGCTGTGCAAATCTTAAAAACGATTGCAGCCGATTTTAAACTGAATTTCGGTAGTGCTGATGATACAAGGTACTACATCCCGACATTGACGGCCGACAACAAAGAGCTGTTCGAGATTATTCAGATGGCACTCGATGAAACAACTGCCAGCACTGGTGAAGTATATGTGCTGTATGATGAGTTTGGGAAATTAATTTTAAATAATATAAAAGATATGCGCTTGAATATTTTAATAGATGAAGAAACGGGCGAAAGTTTTAGTTATACAACGAGCATTGACAATGAAACGTATAACAAAATAAAACTCGTTTATGAAGACAAAAAGAACGGAAAACGAGAAATTTATATTGTTCAAGACACCAATAACATAAATAAATGGGGTGTATTGCAGTATTTCGAGACCATCCAAGAAAGCACGAATGGAAAATTAAAAGCTGACACATTGCTCAAACAATTTAATCGTAAATCTCGTAAACTCTCAGTAAATAAAGTGTTTGGGGATGTACGTGTACGTGGCGGCTCCGTTTTACCAGTCACGTTATATCTTGGTGATATAACCGTAGCAAATTACATGGTTGTAGAAAGTGTTAAGCACACATTTAATGAATCTTCGCACACGATGGACTTGCAATTGATTGGCGGTGAGTTTATTGCGTAATATTAACGACTTAGTAAAGTTGATTAAAAAAGCAGCAGTTGAAGCAGTAAACGCATCGGACCCAACTACAATCCGGTATGGGGAAGTAATTAGTACCAATCCTTTACAAATCCGTATTGACCAAAAGTTGATTTTAGGCACAGCCCAATTGAAACTCACTCGTAATGTTACAGATTATGAAACTGAAATGAGTGTCAATGGTGGTACAAAACAAACCTATAAAGTGTTTAATGCTCTAAAAGTAGGCGAAAAAGTACTGCTAATACGAATGCAAGGCGGACAACAATACATTGTGGTAGATAGGGTGTGATAACGTGTTGCCACAAGTGAATGATGATTTAATCAACGATTTTGAAGAGGTCATTGAACCATCTAAAACATTTTATATAGATTTTGAAAGAGGTCGCATGGTGAGCTTCGTGGATGGCCAAGAAGCTGTAAAACAAGCGATTTTTTTAATGCTCAATATTGAGCGATATGAGCATCTAATATTTAGTTGGAATACCGGTGTGGAGTTTAAAGATTTGATTGGTAAACCCACTGCATATGTAGCGAGTGAAGTCCAACGCAGAATAACAGAATGTTTATTACAAGATGATCGCATTACAGATGTTACTGATTTTGAAGTGACGACTAGTAAGAATAAAATCCATGTAACTTTTACTGCAAACACTATTTTCGGCGATGTGCAATCGGAAAGAGAGGTGGAGTACTGATGGCGGAACCAATTAACTTAGACACAACTTACGAAGACTTAATGGCTCAGAAACTCGCTAAATTTAGTGAAATGGACAGACGAGAAACAAGTCCACTTTACATCGCAACCGCTGCCAACAGTGCAGAAACAGCTCAAATGTTAGCTACTATTAAGAATAATATTGATTTAGTTTTCGCTGACACTGCTCCGAGAGAATATTTGATTAGACGTGCAGCTGAACGCGGTTTAAGCCCGTATCCCGCAACAAAAGCTAGGTTAAAAGGTGAATTTAACATCGATGTGCCAATTGATTCGCGATTTTCAGTAGACGACTTGAATTATGTTGTCAAAGAAAGAATTGGGCCAGGTGAGTTTGTACTGGAATGTGAAACAGCGGGAAATGTAGGGAACTTATATTTAGGTACATTAATCCCAATCGATTACATTGCAGGACTTGAAATAGCTAAATTAACAGAAGTATTGATACCAGGCGAGGACGAAGAGGACACAGAAGCTTTTCGTACTCGTTATTTTAATAGTTTTAAATCGGTTGTATTTGGCGGTAATCGCGCTGATTATAAAGAAAGAGTTGGTGCTTTAAGCGGTGTTGGCGGTGTACGTGTTTATCGCGCAAAATATGGTCCTGGAACAGTGGGATTAACAATCATTGATTCTCAATATAACAAACCGTCTCAAGCGCTAATTGATACTGTACAAGAAGCTGTTGACCCACTTGGTATGCAAGGTGAAGGAGTAGGACTCGCGCCAATCGACCATATTGTAACGGTCTCGGCGGTTGAAGAAACACCAATTGATATAACTTTGAATATCACTTATCAAGACGGCTGGACTTGGGCTGATATTCAAGATGACGTTTACCGAGTTATCGACGAATACTTTAAAGAATTGGCGAAAGAGTGGGCGCAAGCGCAAACATACGAAGAAGATTACACTGGTTTGGTTGTTCGAATCTCGCAAATCGAAATAAGATTGCTAAGCGTAAACGGCATTTTGGATATTGCTGATACAGAACTTAACGGAGTCACATCTAACATCCAACTTGATAAAGAAGCTATACCTGTTAGGGGTGTTGTCGTTGGCTAGGGAAGTCGATATTTTAAGTTATTTGCCTCCGATATTACATGAAATCAGGGAAATAGTAGAAATCGCCAACGTTGAAAATTCGTCTCTTGAATCCGTTTGGCAAGCGATTGAGGACGCATTAAACAATCAATTTATCTTAACAGCTAACAAAGAAGGGTTGGCTCGTTATGAAAAAATGCTCGATTTAAAAGTTCCGGCTACTGATAGTGTAGAAACTCGAAGATTTAGACTTTTAACTCGTTTTAACGAGCAACCACCATACACAAACAAGGTAACAAAAAAGCTACTCGACACACTACTCGGTGAAGGTCATTACGATTACATCAGAGACGCAGCAAACAAAACTTTGACAGTAAAACTGGAACTAACGGTAAAAGGTCAATTTGATGCGGTTGTGGCAATGCTAGAACGAGTTACACCACAAAATATGGTCTTAACAATCGAAATCAGATACAACACACATCAAAAATTGTCTCAATTTACTCACTCTCAATTATCAGCTTACACACATAAACAACTACGGGAGGATGTGTTAATTTAATGGCATCTGAAACAACGAATTACAAATTAGTCAAACCGGATCCGGAAGAGTTTTATGATGTTGGAGTTCAAAATAGTAATATGGACAAAATCGACACCACTCTAAAAGAACTAGAAGATAATAAAGCAAGTAGCACAGATTTGATGCAGCTACAACAAGAATTTATGTCGCACTCGGCAGATTATGCGGCATTTAAATCAGATGTTGGTAATAAAAACAATTTATTAACGTCTGATAAAACTAGTCTAGTATCAGC